AATAAAGATTTATTTATAGCCATATTTTTTAAAAAACCTGCACCTTTCATTCCACTAAATAATCCTTTTGCAGGACCAAAACCAGCGTATCCTGCACCAAGTCCTAACAAAGCCATTTTACCTACTGGAGACTTAGCTATCTTCTTAACTGCTCTTGTTGCTTTTTTAACTAGCTTACCTAAAAAATACATTTGTCTTCCTGATTCAAGGTCCATGATCCCTCCTTCAGGATCATCTTCTTCTTGATTCGCCATCATCATTCGTCCACCGTCCATGGCACCTGCACGTCCACCATCTGCAAGACCTGTGAAATCAAATATAGAGCCCGCGAATCTTGGAGCAAGGCCACCTAAGTTTCTTTTAGATGTTGCATCTTCTTCTTCTGTAGTATCTTCTTCTGGTATAATTGGTGGTATGTAATTATTATCTCCACCACCATCATTTGGTTTTGGTGTAAATTCTCCAGTAATACGATTATAAACTAAATCATTTTCTCTAGAATATCTATTAGGTTCATACGTTTTCATCATATCATCAAAAGTTGTTTTTGTAGGATCAAAATTTTCTAAAGCCACTTGTTCTTTCATAATTCTATCAATCTCTTCTTGAGTAACAGGTCCCGCCATTTTTTTACCAAAAAAATTTGCAACTGCAGTTATACCTTTTCCTGCTAGAGTTGGAATTGCATTTGGATCTATTTCATTAAAAAATTGTGGAGGTGGTCTTTCACCAGATAAAACAGCATCTATAAATTCTTGACTATATTTTTTTGTACCATCTGGACCAAAAGCTTCTATACCTAAAGCATTATCTACATTTGCTCCATTTAAAAGTTTTAAATTATTATCCATTAATTTTTTTCTATAATTTATTCTTTTTTGAATATTGTGTCTTTTTATTGCACTTAAACGACTTTGACTGGGAGACAGATCTCCTTTGTCATAAAACTGTTTGTCGTATTTAAATTTTTCTTTTCCTGTAGGATCTACTGTTCCTGTAACAGGACTAACATAATCAGAAGATGGAACATTTAAACTTTGAGGTGTATCATTACTATTAAAACTTGCACCCCCTGCACCAACATTTAAATCTCCATCGGGTCTACCTGTTGATCCAGTTTTAGAATCTGAGTATCCAACACTTTTACCAAAAGAAGCAGTAGCCGCATCAGCTCCACCTTTTAAACCTACACGTTTACCATTTTTGTAAAGTTCTCTTGCTATTTGTGCTCTTGTTATTGCCATAGTTCTATTTTATATAAAAACCCTGAGTTTTACAACTCAGAACCTGCTCCTAAGTTAAATTCTTCTACTGTTATTTTAACGTCTCTACGTATATCTTCTCTTTTAGTTTCTGTTTCAGGGTTATTTACATCAGCATCTGATTCTGCATCTGACATATATTCTTGACCTGTTTTCATATTAGTTAAGGTAACCTCACATTTAGGTGTAATAATCATGGTCTTTTTACCATTAACTGTTTCGTATCTTACTGATGCTTCTGTTTCTATAAATGACATATTTAATCCCTATTTATTTCTAATATTGATGCTACTACATGTAATTCATTAGCATCAGATGCAGTAACTTTCAATATTTCATTTTCTAATAATATCAATGGTTCTGTTAGTAATTGTTCGGTAGCATTAGAATCTATTGATTTAACTTTAAATAAACTAAATACAGCAGCAGCTGCATTAGTTAACGTTGCTGTTAATGTTGCTGCACTTCCAGCATCATTTGATACTAACAATGATTTTACAATTGCTCTAGAGTTACTAGGTGCTGTATATAAAACTGTTTCCGATGTAGTAGTTAAATCTACTTTTGCATTTGTATATATGTTAGCCATTAAACCACGCAAACCTTTCTTGATCTTGTTTTAATTCGTTTAAAAATGTAGCATTTAATTGTTCTACAACTAAACTCATTGCTCTGTTAATTTGTTTTTGGTTAGACACATCATAGTCTTGTTTAGGTTCAGGTATTCTTACTACTATCTTAGCCATTATCTACGTCCATCCGGTTGTATATCAATTTTAAAAGTACCAAATCTCCACTCTTCTCCACTAGATGTGTTTTCAATCTTAACATTTAAATAACGTCCTCTAGCTCTTGTATCTTTTTTATCAGTAGATGAAGTAATTGTAAATGGACTTAAACTACTTACCGTGTCTGATTGTTGAGGATATCTTTTTATAGCTAGTGTTACTACTGCATTTCCTGTTAGTGTTTTAAAATCAGGTACAAATCTTCTAAGTGCTAAAAATGATTCACCTGCAATAGTGGGTCCACTTGATCTACCTTGAGCATCTTTTTGTTTTGCTTGTAAATCAAAATCAAATGATTTTATAAATGATGTAATTGTTGTAGTAGAACCATCTTGATTAATTTGATCTGTACCTACTTCATGTTCAAAAAATTGTGTTTGACCTAAACCATCTTGTCCTACCACTGCAGGGAAAGTACCATTCGATGTTGAATTAAATTTAGTAGCATAAGGTTGAGGATAAACAACAGCATCAATCCAAGAAGTTCTTGCTTCTGTTCCTGTATACCAAACACCACCTGGTGTGTTTCTACCTGTCTCTCCATAATTAAATACTACGTACGCATTATTATAATTAGATCCTGTTGTTGGATAATACCAAACAACTTCTGTAAATAGGTTATTGATACCTGCTGCAACTTGTTGACCTTTTGTAGTATCTAAATTGTCATAAACAAAATCTTCTACAGTACAAGGTAGAGATTTAACTGTACCATCAAATAGAAATAAACCATTTGCACTCATCCAAAAGGCATTACCATCTATCTCAACAACTGCATTTTTACCAATCAATCCACAGTTAGTACCAACTTGCTCAAAACCAAATGTAAAAGGTGCACCAATAAATTTCATTGTATACAATGCATTGTCTGTCCAAACTAGAATTGTTTCTTTTGCTTTTATAGCACCAACTATTTTAGTTCCATCTTGTAATCTAAAATCACCGGCACTGTTAATAGCTGTTGCTGTATAATCATTTATGTTTTCTTGATCCGAGAATCTTATAAACATATCATCTTGTGTTGATGTATTTCCAATAGTTGTTTCAGTTCCAAAATGACATAAGTGTCTAGTTGTTGGTGATATCAAACTTAATCTAGATGCCGTAGGGTTACTTGCTGTAGAAAAACCTGAAGTGCTTGTTGATGCTCTAACTGTTGTAGGTGATGCAGCTCCTGCATTCCATGTAAATGTTTTACCGTTTGCAATAGTTGCAACTAACACTTGACCAAAGTTATCTAAAGACCAAAGTCCAGGTTCAAGAGTTACTTCTGATGCAAGGACCGCTTCACCCCAGTCAGAATAATTTGTTGCATCAACAACATCTGTACCAGTATTGTGAGTAGCGTTTGTTGTACCATTAACATTTCTTACAATACTTTGTAAGTTTGGTGACGATATAGATGCATAAGATATTAATTCTGACTCAACTAAAATTCTACCAGCAGCACTAAAGTTTGTTGTAGCAGTAAGTGTAACATTAGTACCAGATCCACCTGTACCAAATGAGTTTGCACTTAGTGATCCGTTCAATGTTGATGTTGCAGCACCTGGAACTGATCCGTCCCATTGAGATATACCAAAACCATAACCATACGATTGATCAGCAGGACCAATTTTTTCATAAGGTATAACTGATATACTACCACCGGTTGATACTGTCCCTGTTGCATTTGAACTTTGTGTAATTGTAAAAACTGTAGGTGTTGTAACTGAAGTTACTTGAAATAGTTTATCTTCAAAATCAGATGCATTGTATCCTGTGCTACTTGGTAAAGTTACACTGTCTAATAAAATAATATCACCTGGTTCTAAGTTGTGAGCCGATCCAGTTGTAATTGTACATACTGCAGAACTGTTTACAGTTGCTATTGTTGAAGAAGCTAAAGTAGCTTTAATAGGTGTTATGTCAAACAGTTGACCTTCAAAGTATAAAAGTAAAAATTTATCTGTACCGATTGTAACATATCTATTACCGTTTAAGTCTACAAACGCATGAAGTTTTCTTGATACACCTACAATAGAATCTGATATTAAAGAAGACCAACCTCCTACTTTTTCAGGTAGTCCATATCTAAATCTTGAGTTATCAGAATCAATCCAACGATTCTCCGCTCCGACTTCAGTATCTTGTTTATCGATACCCGGTTTAATATTAAAATCAATAAGGGCCATGGTCCGTGCTCCTTACGCCGTGTTGGTTTTATACGCCCAACCTCTTGTTGAATCAACGTAGACTAATGAAAAGGCTTGACCGTTAGTTGTTAAAGTTAAATTACTTGTACCTGTATTTATTGGTTGGCTATTTCTATTAATAATTAAATTGTTATTGGCAAATGTGCCTCTAGCATCAACAAATAAAACTTCAGCACCTGTTGCAGGGGATGCTGGTAGTGTTACTGTAATTGGGTTAGCTGTTGTGTTTGCTAAAATTTGATCACCATCGACTGCAGTGTATGCAGTAATTGTTGAAGAGTTTAATGTTACATAACCTTGTTTACGTAATCCTAAACTAACATTTGTACCGTCCGAATAAACTAATGAAGTAGAACCTATTGGTAATACAACCCCGGACCCTGATACAGTTTTAACTGTAATAGTATATAAAGCAGATGTACCTCTAGTAGTTGCATCTTCAAATACTATAACTCTTTCAGCACTATCTGGTATAGTTACACTTCTGTTTGCACCAAGTGTACCTGTTAGTTTTATGTATAAATTTTTACCATTTGATGTCGCACCATTGTCTAGTGCTAAAGTAAGATCACCACTTGCAAGTTGTGCAGATGATAAATAACCTGTAGATAATTGTTCTAATATCTGTAAATTTGTATTAGTAATTGTACCCCATAACCCTGCTTTTTCACCAGTTGTTATAAGTTCTAATTTTGAATTTGTTGAGTAAGATGATGCCATAATTTATTAATAAGGGTCTATTGGTGTCCAAGTCATGTTCACCCCTGGTACTATATCGTTCCAGGTAATAATACCCGCCTCTCCTGTGTTTGCCGTTACTTGTGATCCTGTAGGAGTCACAACTGCTGTTCCTGTCACTGTAACACTTCCTGTCGCTAAGGTCAATGAGTTTCCAGTAACGGATACGTTTGCATCTGCTGAAACTACTACAGTTCCTATACCTAATGATGTTTGTGATCCAGTTGGATTAACTACTGCTGTTCCTGTAACAGTTACTGTGCCTGCTCCAAGACTTACTTGAGAACCACTTACTAAAACGTCAGCATTAGTAGTTGCTATTGCAGTACCAACTCCAATACTTAATGCATTACCTGTTACATTTATAAGGACATTTGGGTTAAAGAACGATGTCGCTATTGGAGCACCGGATAAGGAAGTTAGTCCGAGCATGGTCTATGCTCCTGGTTTAGTTGGCCATGTAACTGAATTTACGTCTTCG